GGCTAACCTTAGAGGTTATTACGAAACAAAGTTTCAACCCTACCTTAAAGTGGTAGAGTATTCAGAGATTGAAAAGGAAGAGTACGATTTGCGTAAAGAACAAGGATTGTAATATTATTAAAATTTAAAATATAAACGTTATGATGAATAGAATTGATATTAATGTATTAAAGAAAATTGAAGAGGTATTTGGTTATTTTGATATTGACCAAGCGTTTGGTTCAAATGAGGTGTATCTTCGATTTGGGTATTGGGCTAGAGTTGATGTAAAAAAGTTACAGGAAATCTTAGGTCAATCGGTTGAAGAAAAGGATGATTACGATGAAGATTGTGGATATCAATTTTGTTATTCATTAAAATAAATTTGGTAATCTCAGCTATTCTTCGTATATTAGCTTTGTAATAAATGATTAAACTATAAACAATATGAACTCTTCTATTTTTGACAACACCCCAGCTGGTCAATTTATTGATGTGACCGTTTCCCTTAATGGTAAGGTTAAGACCCGAAATCTTAAATTATGTAAGGTTAAATCCCGCTCAGTTCTCTTTATTTTAGTTGATAAAGAAAATAGGGTAAATACCTTCTTTAAGGTAAAATATAGTGATATTAAGGATTATTTACCGGCAGTTCACTTACTTCGAATGAAAGATGGTACATTACCTGATAAATGGGAATCGCCGTGGGATTCAATTGGTTCACCATCACCATCGGTACAAAGTTATGGTAGATTTGCTACAGCAGCAAAACCTTTTGTTTCAACAACAAACTCAGCTGTTGGGTTTCAAATGGTATAACATATGAATATCGTATCAAATTTACCACCGGTATCGTTTCAATCAGTAGTTGATGGACAATGGTATATCGTTACTACTGGCAAGGAAGGAAAATGGACAAAGGTAGATAGAAAATATGATTGGAGTGAGATTGAATCAATGTGGGTTAAGGATGAGTTTAAAAAAGATACAAAATCAGTAGTAATACTACCTAAAATAGTAAAAAAACAAACTTTCTCAGTTGAAGGTAGTAAAGGTAAAGTTTATGAGGTGGTAAGTGAGAATGGTAGATGGACGTGTAGTTGTCCGGCACATGGATTTGGCAGAGGTAAGGATTGTAAACATATAATTGAATTAAAAAGTAAAATATAAAACAATGATAAAAACTAAAAAAAACAAAGGTATTGAGATTGACTTAACTGGTCCACAAGGTAATGTATTTTTCTTAATTGGAACTGCCGGTAATCTAGCCAAACAATTGGGATTAGATGCTGCAGCAATCAAAAAAGAAATGATGAGTAGTGATTATGAAAACGCAGTAAATGTGTTTGATAAAAACTTCGGTTCGTTTGTAACATTATATAGATAAAATTTAAAATATAAAATTATGGGAGTAGATGTATCGGGCAGAAAGCCTAAAACGGAAGCAGGTGATTATTTCGGTGCTAATTGGTGGGGATGGAGACCAATCCAAGCCCTTTCTGAAACTGCAATCGAATTAAAGGGATTGGGGTTTGATACCACAAATTGGGGTTCAAACGATGGTAAGGGGTTGAAAAATCAACGTGAGTGTAATAAGTTAGCAGATGCAATAGAATTATTGATATCTGAAAAATATGGTGAGAATCTTACGGAAGATGAAGACCGATTATATGTTTGTATGGGTATGTGGTGTGAGGCAGGTACTGGTAAATTTATACCAAGAGAAGTTACTGAAGGATTAGATGACCAATATGAATATGGTGATATTCTATTCACCTCAGTTGTAGCATTAGATGGAACTCATGTTGAACCATCATATAGTGTATCTTTGGGTAGATTAAAAGAATGGATTAACTTTCTTCGCAATTGTGGAGGATTTCAAATATGGTAAATAAATAAAATAAAATGAATAAAATCAAAAAGTACAAAAAACAAATCTTCACTTTCATAACAATATGGTTGTTATTACAATTTGGAGTGTATCCTAGTCTAACAATGGCAGATACTTTCGCTAATATAGTAGGTGGTATCGCCCTTTTACTATTACTCATTTGGGGTGGACTAGCATTATATGACTGGGCTAATAGTTCGGATGAATCATGGGCTAATAGTCCGGATGAATCAGTAGACGAAGTTAAACCATTTGAACCTACAAATGTAAAACCAAAACGTAAACCTAAAACAAAATAATATGGCAGTATATGATACGGATTATCAAGCTCTAAGACAAAAAGAGATTGAAGAATATAAATTAAAACAAAAATTAAAAATAAAAAAAATGATAAAAGCAATTAGTGCAGGTGTATTAGGATTTATCCTATTAGTAGTATTATTCAATTCATGTGAAAGAGTTGATGCAGGACACGTTGGTGTTAAAGTAAATATGTATGGTGATAACAAAGGTGTGGACGATGTAGTAGCAGTTACTGGTATGGTATTTTTTAATCCAATTACAACAAAAATTTATGAGTTCCCTACATTCATTCAACACAAAGAATACAAAGGTGAGAATTCATTCATTGTAAATAGTAAAGATGGTTCGGAGTTTAGTGTATCGCCCATTATGAACTATTCAGTACAAAGAGAGAAAGTACCTGCTATATTTAGTAAGTATCGTAGACCGTTGGAAGATATTGAAGAAGGATTCTTAAAGACAGCGGTGTATGATGCATTCAGATTAGCAACTAACAAATATACGGCTGATGAATTGATTAGCAATCGTGCAATATTTGAAGTTGAGGTTCGTAGATTATTAGATGGGCAATTATTAAAAGAGGGATTTACAATTAATCAGTTCACATCGAATTTGATTTACCCTGAAACATTTAAGAAATCAATTGAAGCTAAGAACAATGCAGTTCAAGCAGCATTAAGAGCAGAGAATGAAGTTAAAACCGCTGAAGCACAGGCAAAGATTAAAGTAGCAACCGCAGAAGGTAACGCTCAGGCTATGTTGACATCGGCAAAAGCTGAGGCTGAATCAAACCGAATGAAGCAAGTAACCCTAACTCCACTATTGTTACAATTGGAGTATATTAACAAATGGGATGGTAAATTGCCGGTATATGGCACAGTTCCACAAATGTTCAAAAATATTCAATAATTTATTAGGAAATCCGAAAAATTTGTTGTATATTTGTAATTACAATATATTTATAGGTAATAAAAGAGTTGCGTAATCGCACTCAGAATAAACCTTAAAACTTTAAATTATAAACCTTTAAAACTCAAAAAAATGGCTATTAACTTAGACGCAATCAGAGGTAGACTGAACAAACTACAAAGCACTACATCAAAGACTGTAGAACAATGGAAGCCAACTCCTGGCAAACATCAAATTCGATTAGTTCCTTACAAATTTAACAAGGAAAATCCTTTTATCGAATTATTATTCCACTACGGAATCAACAACAAAACTTATCTTTCACCATCATCTTTCGGAAGACCTGACCCTATCGTTGAGTTCGCTGAGAAACTTAAAAGAATGGGTGATAAGGAAGATTGGAAGGCAGCAAAGAAAATGGAGCCGAAACTTAGAACTTTCGTACCTGTATTGGTAAGAGGTGAAGAAGGTGAAGGTGTTCGTTTTTGGGGATTTGGTAAGACAGTGTATCAAGAAATCTTAGGTTACATCGCTGACCCGGATTATGGTGATATTACTGACCCAAATGAAGGAAGAGATATCGTTGTTGAAATCGTTTCAGCAGAAGATAGTGGAACTTCGTATCCTGTAACAACTATCAGAGTTAAACCAAAAGAATCAGCATTAACTGATACTAAAGAGCTAACTGATAAGTTTCTAAACGAACAAAAAAACATTACCGAACTTTATTCTGAATTAAGTTATGCAGAATTGAAAAGTGTGTTAGAAGGTTGGTTAAATCCATCTGCGGGTGAAGATGATTCAGTAACATCAACATCAACAGAAGAACTTTCTAAATCACCATCAGCATCATCTAACAAAGATGTATCGCATGATATGGGTGGAACACACGAAGCGCCAAAAGCAGAAGCACCAGCTAAGAAATTAGATGATGTAGCAGCAGCTTTTGATGATTTATTCAATTCTTAATAACAAAAATTTATGGCGAAAGCAACTAAGGAAATAGACTTGGCGGAAGTACTCGCCGAGTCTCTTAACAAACAAGCGAAAGACCAAAAGATAGCATTCTTTTTGGACAACAATGACTCCCCTACAAACGTAGAAGGTTGGG